CCCGCCGATCCACCCATGCCAACCTTCACGTTCTCAATGCTATTCTGCTCCCGATTCCAGAACGTACCGACGCCGTTATTGATGGGCTCGATAGTGTTCGGGTCCATCTGAATACTAGGGCCAACTATGCCGCCGTCTGCCGTCGAATCAATGACCAGGCCGCCAAGACTGCCGTGTTCAATCAGCATGCCAACGGTGCTAACGGTGTCAACGAATACCGCTGGCGCAGCCGCACCATCTGCGGAGGTTACATGGACACCATGGTCTGTACTCGTCACATCCTGAATGACCTCTACACCCTTTGAGCCTCCGGATGTTGTGACTTCGATGCCGTCGGTTCCAGCGTTCGGGGTCACGCGCAGGTCCCTGCACTCGATACCAAGGACAGCAATGTCCCCCGTCTCGTTGGTCTCAACAATATGCGCATCCCCGTCGGCGGCGTTCGTCCCCAGACTTGTCCACAACGCGTATTGGTCCACGACGTTGTCGCCGTAGTTCTCATTCTGGGCATCAACTGGAAAGGTGCCAAGCGGCGAGTCAACCTTGTGACCTTCCGTCACGTCGGCTGCCGCCCTTTGAATCTTGGTGTCCTTGCCGATGAGGCCAACCGGCCCAGTCGTGTAGACTGCTTGTGATGCTCTGACGTCAACTGTTATGGAGGGTTTTACAGGCATGGGAGTGTTTCCTCAGAACTTGATTCGAGCACCGTATCCGCCCCAAGATTCCGAGACGGCTGGCACTGTGGCGTCGCCATTGCTGAACCCTGTCCAGGCCTCTGACACGGCTGGCACGGTGACGTCACCATTAGAATACGAGAAGTGGCCAGGCACAGTCCAGCTGAGTATGGCCACATAAGTCGCAGGCCTGGTCCGTCTGAGGATTGGAATCCACGACAGCAGGGTGTCGAGCGATGCCGAACCGATGACCAGTTGATATGTCTTCGGCGGGAACTGCCGGTAGATGATTGACCCAGGGTCGGTGTCCATCAGAGACCGGATGATCTCCATGAGCCGGGCCTGAGTCCGCCGCTCAGGCAGCACGAGTAGAGCCTGCGTCCTGAGTATGACGCGATAGGCCGCGTCGCTTCGGGCCTCCCTGCTGATGCCGATGATGGTGCCTACCTGGTCGAGCTGCACCCCGATCGCCGTGTCGATAGCGAACAGTGCTTCAGCCGTGATGCCCCGCAGCACGTTGTCGAGGATCTGAATCCTCGCCGAGTAGATCGAGATGATGCCCCGAAGCTGTACCGAGTCGTCGTGCATCGACGGCAACCGAGATAACGCCTTTTCGACGTGGTCGTTGATGGTGAACTTGGCGTCGTCGTTTGCCATGGCCTACACGTCCAGCGCTACGTCGATGCGCGCGCTATCGAAGTCGGCGCGCTGTCTGATGCCGATTGGGATGTTGACCGGAGCCGTAAAGCCGCCGGTACTAATGTTCGACTCGATGAGGTCGTAGTTGAACTTGCCCGTGAAGGTGTCCTGAATCGCGTCGGCGACCGGCCCGATGAACTGTTGCCATAGAACGTCTTGGCCCACGCGTGCGTTCGTGTTGCCGAACGCCAGTACAGCAGCTTCGGCCAAGGCCTCGAAGTTCTCGGGCAGCGTGCCCTCAGCTGCGAAGTTGATAATATTGATCTCGACCGTGATGGGAATCATGGCCGGACGTGTGAACCGGACGGGGATCTGATTGCCCTCGGTGTCTGCGAGGATGAGCTCAGTCGTGCCCTGCATGCTCGTCCCGGGCGGAACCCTCAACAGTATGGCCGTCGCAACGTCGAGGTCACTGCCGCCTGTTACGACGACTTCAACGTGACCAGGCTCGATGCCGTCCGCGTCGACGGCTGTGCAATTTGGGTTCTCGAAGACCTGAACCTCAGTCACTCCAATGACCTTGGTGACCACGGCCTTGATGCCTGAGATGTCGTTGCCGCCTGCGAAGAGCTCGTCGCGGCCGCGGTCTCTCAACTCACCATCTGTCTCGACGTCCCTGCCAATCTCAAACGTCTCGATGTCACCCGACACGGCGAACCCAGCCCAGCCTGAGATTGGCGTGCCAATGGTGAACAGCGTTGCAGATGCGAAGGTCTTCTGACCAGTCTCGGCCGACTGGATAATCACGTCGGTGACCTGGCCTGATACAATCGTGCCGATCTCGTACCCGAACGGAGACACCCCGTCGGTGCCGTCGATAACTGTCCACACGTCCTGAGCATCGTTGCCCTGAATCACCGTGCTGCCGTTGAGCACGATGGTGGTATCGGTGCCAGTGCACACGCCGGCCGAGCTCGTCGACTGCGTGGCGCCCCTGCGATTGGTACCCATTCCGCTGGAGATGGTGTCAAGCACAGCGCCCTGGCCCATGAGCCTCGAGAAGCTGGCTTGAACGAATTGGAATTGCGCTTGCAACAGTGCTTCACGCTCGGAGTAGATGCCGATCTCCTTGCCAAACACTGAGTCAGGTCCGAGCGATACCTCGGTCCCGAACGACTGCCGATAGGACTCCTCGGTCTCGGACTTGATCTCGCCGATGTCTTGGATCTGGAGGCCTGTGGCTGTCTGCTTGATAGGCATTAGAGTGGAACCTCTGCGTTGACTAGGATGCTCTCACCTTCGGTGGTCAGCACCCGGACATTTACGGTCGCTTCTCTGCGGCCTGGGCCGCTGGTCGATGTGAGATCTTGAATCTCAGCCACGCCAGCGACCGATAGAATGGCGTCGCGCACTGTGATGTTGATCTGACCGGCGCTGAACTTGTGGCCAATGACCCGCGTGAACCATGGTGTGCCTGCGGCGAGGTCTAGAAACCACTCGCCCTGGCAGATGAGCAAGATCGAGCGCACGTGCTGAGCAACGATGTCCACCTTGTCTGTCAACAAGACCGGGGCGTTGTTCTCGATCACGATGTCATTGCACGTGGTCACGGTCTCCTGCCTGCCGTAGATCACAGCGACTAGTCCGTCGGTGCCATTGCCACCATTGCCCGTGGTCCCGCCTGCGCCGCCATTGCCTATGACACCTGGGTAGTCGGGGTCCAGAGCTCCAGCCGAGGTTACCCCGGACGCCTGAAGCGAAGTCTTAAATGTGCCCGGGTGATTGTTGGCACTGCCACCGCCGCCACCACCTGAGTCGAGGTTCGCGATGTCGCCAGAACCACCGCCACCGCCACCAAAGAACCCACCAGCACCGCCACCGCCACCAGGCGAGTCGGTGTCATAGGCTCCACCGGCACCGCCGAACGGAGACCCGCCCGCAGTGTTGGCACCAATCGGTGCGCCTGAGCCATCAGCACCGTCGCCGCCAAGGTTTGAGATACCAGCCTCGCCAGTCACCTCGCCCGTGCCACCGGCACCACCAGCAGCCAGCGAGCCACCGCCGCCGCCTGTCGTTGCGACGGCGTTGACCGGGGCGAACCCGTCCTGGCCAACCGTGCCACCGCCTCCGCCACCGGCACCGCCATTGCTGACGCCGCCTCCATTGGCCCCACCGCCACCGCCACCCGAGCCACCGCGGCACATGAGGAACAGCGTCGAGATGTTGGTGACCTGAGTACCGCCACCGCCTGAGCCACCGTCACCGGAGACGCCAGCCGTGTCTGAGCCAACGCCACCCAGCCCGCCGCCGCCGATGGTGACGAGCAGATCGTCAGCAGGCGATACGGCAATTGGATTGGTCTCAACGAATCCGCCACCGCCACCTGAGCCACCGACCGGGCCCACAGCCTCGCCACGTCCGCCACCGCCTGCGCCTGAGCCCCAGATCTTCACGATCACGAGCGTTCTGTCGCTGGGAACGACAATGAAGTTATTGCCTTGAGCGGTGATAAATACCGGCGGGTCGTAGGTGATGACCGTCGCTACGCCGTCGGCTAGTTTCAAATCGCTCATTCGATCTTCGTCTTGGTCGAGCCACCGCTAATGGTGCCGAAGTCTGTGGGAGGTGGAATCACGACGCCGAGGGCTGAGAAGGCCGAGGCCACAGCAGCGATCCACGTCGCCATGCTGGGAGCCACCGCGACGGTGTCAGTCTTGCGAGCTGCCCCAAGCGCTGCGCCCTCGCCAATCTTGATGAGCGAATGCTCAAGAACCGCGGACAGCTGGTCACCGGCCAAGGCTCGCGTGCTATCGCGAGCGCCAGGCATGAAGACGCCGTCCACCATGTTGTGAGTGTGATGGGCCGAAGGCTTGGCAGGTAGGCCGTTTGCATACCACCCGTCGATCGATCGATCGTTCACCATCACCCAGCCTTTGTCGCCGATGGCGATAGGGAACTGGAGATACCCGCCGCCGATTCTGCCCTGGCCAGCGGACCAGACGGGCAGGGCTGGGATCTCAATCGGCTCGACATCGAGCTCGCCGCGCTCAGTCGCCAGTACATCCTTGATGTCGGCCGTGACGTTGACGCGTGCGCCGTTGTCGAGGATCTCTGAGACCGTAGCCGGGAAGAACACCCGAAGGTCGAGCATAGTCCCGCGCCTCGCAGCAGAGAGCACGTCATAGAGCGTGGGCCTGCGCGTGTCGTGCGAGTGTGCTGTCTCGGGTCCTCGGGTCATGGGATGGCCACCGCTCCGGTGTCGATTGCTTCGCCGCGTGTGAACTGTGAGAAGGCGGGCGGAAAATTGTTGTCGTCGATTCGACTGCCCTGTACTAAGCAGTACCACGGATTGCCGTGAGTGTCGCCGACGTAGTCGACGGTGTCCGCTCGGTAGCCGATGTCAGACTTGGGCAGACCCTCGGTGTCGAAGATCTTAAAGCCTCGGCCCGGGAGCATGTCACCATCGAGCAGCATGGTGAACTTGATACGGTCGCCGTCCATGTTGCTGATGGGCCGTAGAACGTTGTCCCCTTCATCGAGGCGCAGCGCGAAGTCGTCGATCAATGCACCGCGGGGCATGAAGTAGATCTCACCATCACGGACGAACCACTGGACTCCATACATGGCGACCAGGTCGTCGAGGCTTCGCTGGATTCCACCGACCACGACCAGGCCATTGCGGAACTCCGCGACCTCGACACCGCCGCGGGTGTTCGCCAGGAACTTGATAGCCTGCTGAGATCCGGGGATGCCGCTGGCAGATATCACGCTGTTGAGAATCTGGTCGAGCGTGGCACCACCGCCAAACGACTTGGATAGCCATCCATACTTGAGCGGAACAATGGTG